AAGATTACATCGTGTTACATGAACGATTGTATGGCGAGTGGCATGCTAACGCTGCTAATAAGACGAAGCTCATTATTGAGAATGATAAGTTTTATGCTACAATCACGTACACACATTTCGCAGGTCAATACAATATTCTATATACATCCATGGCAATGGTTTCAGCCCGTGAAGATACACTAATCCCAGGCATAGATTATAATAAAATAATCGCCCACTTCGCTTAACAATTCCGCCCTGTTATATTTCTGCATAAATACATGAAACGCAGGAATATAATATGCCAAGACTTAGCTTGTGGCGTCAAGAAAAAACAGATGATTTTAGGTTTCTCGATAATATAATTCGCGAACAGTACACGGTGGGTGGATTAGATATTCATGTTCACAAGTACCTAGGTCCGAAAACAACTGCCGAACCATCTGGCGATGCTACACTTCCAACGTACAACGAAACAAATCCTCTGTTTATAGAAGATTTGCTTCTACTTGAGAATCGCAATCGCGAGTATGAAGATGATGTTTATACAATGCGCGGTGTTTACCGCACACAAGATATTGACTTCGACTTAAGCCAATTTGGACTATTCCTACAAAACGATACATTGTTTATCACATTTCATTACAACGATATGATTGACCACATTGGTCGCAAGCTAATGAATGGCGATGTACTCGAAATACCAAATTTAAGAGACTACCATCCGTTAAACGATGCTATTCCAAAAGCACTACCAAAGTTCTATGTTATTAACGATGCGTCGTTTGCAAGCGAAGGTTTCAGCCAAACATGGTTACCTCACTTATGGCGTGTCAAAGCTGTACCACTTGTCGGTTCACAAGAGTACGACGATATTCTCCAAAACTACATAGATACAGACGGCGGGATCGATGGAGACGATGGAGAGGGTAACGGCAGTGGCACACTTGCAGATTACATGTGTCAGCACAATAAAAACCTTGCACTAAACGATGCTATCCTTACACAAGCAGAAATAGAAGTACCACTTAGTGGTTACGACATAAGTAACTTTTACATAGTTGAGTACGATGAAGAAGGCAGGCCTGTCGATACATTCGGATTGCCAATTGATACAACTTTTGTGACTGCGGATATTGGTACCATCACAGCTGACTACGGCACTTCGTCCACAAACACACAGGGCGAGTTAACATTAGGTTACTTAGATGGCGATGGACTTGCACCAAACGGTTATCCTGTTACACCAGGCACATCATTCCCAACTAACCCAACAGTGGGCGACCATGTATTACGCTTAGACTATGCGCCGAATAGACTGTTTAGATACAATGGTACCAATTGGATTAAAGTAGAAGACAACGTAAGAACCGACTTATACTTAGACGGCGACACACAACGTAGCAACTTCTTTAATAATACCGATACAGTTAGTACAACGGATCGCGGTGATATTCCAAGTAGACAATCACTAAGTGATCTACTAGACCCAAAGAAAGATAATTAATAATGGCACAATTTTTTTACGATCAACAAATAAGACGTTTCCTTTTACAGTTTGCTAGAATGTTTAGCAACTTTGAAGTAGAGGGTGGGCTTGACGACGCGGGCTATCCAACGCTTGTACGTGTTCCTATACGTTATGGTGATGCAAGCAGGCAAGCACAAGTTATCCTGCAGGAAAACTCTGCAAACAATATTCCGTGTGCGCCAACAATGTCTTTTTATATTGACTCATTAAAGTACGATCGTCCACGTATACAAGAACCTTACTTTGTAGATAGAAAGCAAGTTAAACAACGTGAGTGGGACGAGGGATCACAAACATACGAAACAACACAGGGCAATGCATTTAACTTAGAACGTCAGATGCCAGTTCCTTATATACTTGGCATGAAGTTAGATGTATGGACTTCTAGTACAAATATGAAACTGCAATTACTAGAACAAATTTTAACACTCTTTAACCCATCACTCGAAATACAGTCTACGGACAATTACTTAGATTGGACTAGTTTAAGTGTAGTTGATCTAGACGACGTAAATTGGAGTTCTAGGCAAGTACCCAACAACGACGACAGTATAGATATTGCAACATTAAAGTTCAGCTTACCAATTTGGATTAGTCCGCCTGCTCGTATTACTAAAGAAGGTGTTATACATAAAGTTATTGCCAGCATTTATGACGAGGCGGGTTCATACGTAGATGCTATTAATGCCGATAACATACTGTTAGGCACTAGGGTTAAAATTACACCACACGGGTATCAAATTTTATTACTTGGTGACGAGTTACGCATATTGCCACAAGAAGAACCGGGCGACAATGGTGACATCACAGCATTACCAAATCCAGAAGATAATGACATATCTTGGAGAGCAGTTATTGATGAGTACGGATCATTAAATGACGGTATATCACAAGTTCGCATTGAGTCTGATGTAGACGGAGAGCCAGATGTTATTGGCACCGTTGCATATCATCCTGCAGAACCAGGTACATTATTGTTTACAGTTGATAACGACACGTTACCAAGCAACACAATGGATCCTGTTGATGCTGTAATTGATCCGCTAGAGTCTGGCCCCGGCGCTGGTCTTCCTGCTGCTGTAACAGGACAGCGGTACCTTCTAATTGATGATATAGGTAATATTGACAACACCGATGTTGCTAATGCATGGCTAAGTGGTATTCCACTTGCTGCAACAAAGAATGACGTCATTGAATATAACGGTACCGACTGGGTAGTTGTGTTTAATGCAGAAGAACAAGTTGAGGGCGACACATCTTATGTCGCAAACTTAACAACCGCAGTACAATTTAAATACAAAGACGGTGCATGGAAGCGAAGCTATGAAGGAATATACCCTGGAGGTAACTGGGGTATAGTTCTGTAATGCATAACACTAGCAAAATTAACGCTGTTGGTATTTGGTTCTATTCACAAGATACAAAAAGACATCTGTACTTAATGCGCGATGATAAAAAGTATCACGGGCATTGGGGATTACCTGGTGGCAAGATAGAAGAAGGTGAAACGTTACTCGAAGCTATCGAACGCGAGTGTGAAGAAGAAATGGGCTTCATGCCTAAGACTACAAAGTTAATTCCAATTGAAAAGTTTACTGCGGATGGTGACTTCTTTATCTATCATACATTCTATTGCATTGTCGAAAAAGAATTTACTCCTGTATTAAATCACGAACACGTTGGCTATGCATGGATAGACTCTAACATTATTCCTAAGCCATTGCACCCGGGCTTCTGGGCTACCTTAAAAATTGATGATATATTTACACGTATTAATACTTTAAAAGATCAGTACACAGATTAAACATCACACTCAGACACAAATTCGCGTGTTGAAATAGTACGACAATTAATACAACGTCGCCATGCGTCTGGTGATCCACCATTGGACACATGATGAAAGTTTACACTACTATAAGTCTGCATTATATCACTAATCTGATTAATTGATTTTATTTGATCAACACCGTTAGTATCGTATTGTTCATATCCAAACAAGTAAATGTCTTTATGCCCATCAAAGCAAGCAATCCAAATTACTGTAGCTGATGGCTGGAACGAAACCCCATGTGGTATTAAGTAGAACTCTCCAGGGTTGGCAACTACTAATGTTGGGGAAGTATAAATTATGTGGTCGACTTGATAATTCTTATTCATAACTTCGTCTAATTCTGCTTGCGTTAATATTACAGAAAAGTCTGGATTCATTTCTAGCCATGCATCATGTATTGCGTATAACTGCATTTTATCCCTGCCGAGAAGTCCGCCAGGGTGTTTTTCAATTTGTTTTAAACTAGGTACATGCATTGAGCTATGTGGAACAATACAACATGCCCGCTTGCTAGTACTTGAAACATCAATTGGATTTTCTATCCATTCGCGGTCTTGTTCTTTCTTACCATTCTTAAAGACAGTTTTAGTAATAACAAATTCACCCGAATATTCTGTTCGATATTGCCTAATTGCCATATTAAACTCGCCCTACTAGCACTTCAATTACACCGTGATCTCCAACAAACGATTCAACAGCCCTGCCTATAATAGACGCCAATTTTGGATTAGACTCGGACCTTGCTGCGCCGTTACCTGCCGAAACCAACAAGTCGCCCTTTAACACAGAACCGATTACAGCGCACGGTACGCGCCCTAGTAGCGCGATAGCCACGACGTACTCGCCTTTACATCCACTATTCATTAAGTAAGCTGGATTGGTGGAAACAATGCCCACAATATTAGTACTGTGATCTTCTTCTTGGGTGGTAACTTCTGCATCGCCCCCAAAACATACTACAGTGCCAGGTTCGATTGCTTTGTCTGCTTCGTAGATTTCCGCGACATCAGCGTATTGTGCTGAAGTACTTTGACCGTAGAAAGTCGTTGCATACATGCCAAGATATTTAAACGACCCGTTGCCAATTGTAGACGTGTTGTTAACTGCTGGTATAATGCTGCCAGTTGGTGCACCGCTTGCTGTAGCGCCGTCTTCAACGTTTAAGAAGGTTCGCATTACAGATGCACTAGCATGGCGCATGAAACCATCGCCACCAGATTCCGCTAGAACTTTAGTTATAGCCCCATCAGTAATATCATTCGGGGTGGTGTTGAAGTAATTAGCATATATGTAACCCGATGCGTGACGTTGCACTATTGTACTATTTCCTGCACTTGCAGAAGGTAGCTGGCTGGCCAAGGTACCTGCGTTAACGCCAGCGGTGCCATCAACATCAACCGTCTTTAAAGAAGCTAATATCTGTGCTCCGGTGGATTGTTTAGTCACCCAACTTAATACACCAGATCCGTTAGTAGCTAACACCTGGTCGGCGTCGCCGTCTGCTAGTGGAAATGCAAAGTTCTGTAATTCTAATTGGCGACATTGTAAATCAGCATAAGCAGAAAAGGTTAAATCACCTGTTGAGTCACCGTCTGCTGTAGTTGTTACTAGTGCAAATGCCTGGGCTGATCTATCCCACATGATCCCTACGTTATCGCCCGAAGTTCCTCGGTTAATAATAATACCTAGATCATTTGCATTGGCCCCACTGTGGTCGGCATTAAGATATAGTATTGGATCGTTTACCTCGAATGTCGAAGTAACAATTTGGTGCATCTTTGGTCTAGTTAATGGCATGTCTAAATTCCTTTTGTATGCTTTATTTATTTCAAAAAGAAAGGGCCGGAGCCCTTTCTTTGTTAGTTGCTATTGTTAGCTTAAACTACTACTTCAATAACTGCATCGCCTTCTGAATCTTCTAAGGCCTTAGCAAGTACTGAACCAAGTACTGGATTAGCTTCTGCTCGCGCTCCGCCATTTCCATCACTTACTAACATGTCACCCTTCTTAATGCTGCCACTTACCTTACATGGTACTCGTCCACGTAACGCTACTGCAACACCATCTAGCTCGCTGTTCATTAAGTAAGCTGGGTTAGTTGAAACAATGCCTGCCACCCTTGTATCAGCGTCTGTGTTACATGTAGTAACTTCAGCAGTACCACCAAAACATACTACTGTGCCCGGTGCAATTTCTGTGTCTGCTGTATAGTTCTCTGCCAAATCAGCGTACTGAGCTGATGTAGCCTCACCGCTGAATGTAGTTGCATATACTGTAGCCATCTTGTTTGAACCTGAACCTAAGTCATATGTGTTGTTAACTGTAGGAACAATGCTGCCTGTTAGATCAAAAGTTGAACCAACTGATAACAAGCTGCTGTTACCGTTTGTTACTTCAACAATTGAAGTGGTTGTTGTTATTTCACGTACTTCAATATCATCAGTGTTAGCTGGTGCTTCAGTAAATGTTAATGTTGTTCCTGAAACAGCGTATGCCGTAGTTGGAATTTGAATAACACCGTTAATGCTAACGATACATGAAGCAGTTGTTTGAGTAGTTCCTAATGTGTAAACCGTTTGTGCGCCTGTTCCTACAAAAGTTTCACTCGCAATAACTGTAAACTCTTCACCAAAGCTCTTCCAACTAGTACCATCAAAGTATTCATATTCGTTAATGGTTGAGTTATAACGGAACATGCCACCAATACCAACAGATGGACGTTCAGCAGTAGTACCGCTTGGCGCAATCATCGAATCTGTAGTTCCAATTTGGAATTTAACATCAGTTTGTGCTGTTGCTGTACCAATGTTAACACTGTCAGTACCTGCATCAATAAACAATAAGTTAGTATCTGTATCGCCTTCAACGCGGAAGTTAATATCTGCGCCGGCTTCATTAATAGTAAGTTCACCTGACGTTGCAGTAATATCGTTACCGTTAATAGTAACGTTATCAATGTTTGCTTGTCCGCTTACTGTTAATATACCAGCAATAGTAACATCATTTGGTAAACCAATTGTTAATGTATCGGTAGCTGTAACTACTGCGTCAATTTCGTTTGTTGTACCATTAATTGTTAATGTACCACCACCTTCAATAACCTGTGAAGTACTACCATCATCTATTGTCCAACCAGCTGCCGATGCGCTATCAACATAAAGTTTAGTTGCTGCGTCTTGATCAAGTACTGGATCTGTAACGTTAGCAATTCGGTTATCGCCTGCATCAATTGTTGAAGCTAGTTTAGCAGTACCTGTGCCTGTACCTGCACCAGATGCTGTAAAGATAAGTCCAACTGTATTCGATGCTGCACCAATTGCAGTAAAGTCAGTTGTACCAATTGTAACAATTTCATATGAAGTTGCTGCGCTAAGTGCTGTGGCTGCCAAGTTCTCTTCAGTAATAACAAGGTGTGATAATGTAGTAGTATCACTTGTTACAGTTAATGTACCTGTGGTTGCAATAGCACCAGTGCCATCTGTTACTGTAAATGCGCCATCTACGTCAATACCACCATCTAGTGATGCAACACCTGCTACATCTAATGTACCAGCTGTAGTAACATTACCTGTGCTATCTGCTACAATAAATGCAGTAGAATCTACTGTAATACCACCATTTGCTGCTAAACCAGTTGTAACTGTTAATGAAGCTGCAATAGTAACATCATTTGGTAAACCAATTGTTAATGTATCTGTAGCTGTAACTACGGCTTCAACTTCATTTGTTGTACCGTTAATTGTTAATGTGTTGCCGCCTGCAATTGTTTGTGTGGTTGTACCATCAAATAAATCCCAACCTGTATTATATAAACCATCAACATAATCTCTATTTGTCAAATGACTACCAGCTGTCGGAGCAGTTGCCCAAAGTATGGTACCGCCTGTATCGATTGTTAATGTGCCAGTTACTGTATCTGAAGTATCATTTAACTTACCATCTAATGCAGTTTGTAAACCGTCTACGTTAGCTATAATGTGATTGTGACTGTCATCTGCTACTGTAACGGTTAATGTACCACTTGTTAAATTTGTTAATGTAACAGATCCGGATGCGTCGCCGTCTAATGTAATAACTGGGTCTGGAACGTTAGTAAAGTTAGTGTGGTCTAAGTAATATGCACCGTGTTGTGCGTCAAGTAAATCAGCATCTAAGCCACTTGCTGCGCCTTGTGGTGAAACACTAATTGACTGTCCACTAATATCAATGTTTGTGCCGCCAGTGTAAGCTGGCAAGCCCTGGAACTGTGCAAATACTAATTCATTTAGCGCGGTGTCGACATTTGCAACGCCTGCTGTAAAGTTAGCATCGTCTAACAATACCCAACCCGATTTAACATTAGCAGTACCGTTTTCAATGAATGTGAATGTACCTTCTTGTACTTCTGCTGATGGGTTACCATCGTAATCAGTAGCACGAGTAAGTATAAATGCAACACCTGCTGTACCTTCGGTTGTAACATCGTAAATACCATTATCTACTTGGTTAACTTGATCTTTGATTAAGATACGATCATTTAATACCGTTGCAACACCGTCGACAGTCAAAATGCCTACTGCGTCTGCTGTTAAAGTTTTACCAACGCCTGCGCCTGCTGCGGTTACTGCTGGAAGTGCGGCGTCTGTAGCAACGTTACATTGTTCTTTAACTAAGATACCAGCTTGAGCTGCATCTAATTGTTGTTTAGTAACTAAGTCAGTATTAGCAACACCATCTCCAGCATTAGTAAGTACATTACCGCCCATGTTAAGTGTGCTTGTGGCATCAATTGTAATAGCACCTAGTGTTGAAAGACCGTCTGCATTAAATGTACCTGTTGTACTTACGTTACCACTACCATCTGCTACAGTAAACGCACCATCTACATCAATACCACCATCTAGTGAAGCAAGTCCCGAAGCATTAATAACGCCCATTGTTGAGATGCCCGATACGCCTATTGTTGCTGCGCCCATATTACCTGTAACAGTTAAGTTGTTACCAATTGTAACATCATTTGGTAAACCAATTGTTAATGTATCTGTAGCTGAAACTAATGTTGTAATTTCGTTTGCAGTGCCGTTAAATGTTATAGTTGCGCCACCTGCGATTTCTTCAGTGTTTGATCCATCCGTCATATCAAATGCTAGTAGAGCAAGGTTAGTATCAACATAATTCATAGTAGCTGCATCTTGTGCCAACGTTGGGTCTGCAACATCAGTAATTCTGTTTGCTCCTGCGTCTATAACTGAAGCTAATTTAGCAGTACCTGTGCCTGTACCTGCACCAGATGCTGTAAAGATTGTGCCAACATCGCTGTTCGCAGAGCCAATTAACGTAAAGTCTGTTGTGCCTGCTGTAACGATTTCATAGGTTGTGCTTACCGCAAATGAACCTGCTGTGGTTGTTTCTTCAGCAATAACAAGATTTGATAATGTAGTAACACCAGTTATTACATCTAAGTTACCTGTGGTTGCAATATTACCAGTTGTATCTGCTACAGTAAATGCTGCATCTACGTCAATACCACCATCTAGTGATGCTAGGCCGGTTACATCTAATGTACCGCCAATTGCAGTGTTACCACTTGCTGATATAACATCAAATGATGTACCAACTTCAAAAGTTGTACCGTCGAATGTTAAGTTTCCGTCATCTTCTAAGACGCCGGCTGTGCCAGCAATAATAATGCGATTATCTGTTAAGTTCGAAATTGTTGCTGAACTTAGTGTTGATGCACCTGCACCTAAAGTACCTGTGGTTGAAATGTTACCAGTACCATCTCCTACTGTAAATATGCCGTCTACATCAATACCACCATCTAGTGATGCTAAGCCGGTTGCGTTAATTACGCCTAAGGTTGATATACCATCTACATCAAGTGTACCAGTTGTGTCAATATTACCAGTGGCGTCTGCTACTGTAAATACGCCATCAACATCAATACCACCATCTAAACTTGCTAGTGCGGTTGCATCAAGTGTGCCTGTAATTATTGTATTTCCAGCACCAAGTGTGCCTGTTGTACTTACGTTACCAGTACCATCTCCTACTGTAAATATGCCGTCTACATCAATACCACCATCTAGTGATGCTAAGCCGGTTGCATCAAGTGTGCCAACTGTTGTATTGCCTGCACCAAGTGTACCCGATGTGCTAATATTACCTGTGCCATCTGCTACAGTAAACACTCCGTCTACGTCAATGCCGCCATCTAAACTTGCTAGACCTGTGGCATTAAGTACGACTAGGTTGGTTGCGCCTGGCGTAACACTTAACGAAGCAAGTGTTGTTGTACCAGTTGTTGTAAGTCCGGCAACTTGTAAATCTGCCTTAGCTGTAAATGTTACTGTAGTGCTTGAGTCTGCGTCATTAGTAAAACCAGCTACAAATGCGTCGGCGCTTTCGTCCCACACAAATGCAATATTAGTGTCAGTGCCACGTTCGCCTAAGAAACCAATATCAACCGTACCAGCGCCACTTGCTTGTGAAGCTAGTCTGATGATTGGATCTTCAATTGATGTGTTAGTTGTGTTAATGGTGTGTGTTGTACCATTAACTGTTAAGTTACCCGAAACTGTTAGGTTCGATCCATAAGTTAAATCGTTTTCTATCAATCCCGCGGTAATCGTATTACTGACAATCTTTGCGCCGGTAATAGTTGTATCAGTAATCTGATTATTTTTAATTCGTGTAATAGCCATGTCTTAAGAGCTCCTGTTAGCTTTACACGTATTTATATATTTTAGTCAGAATTCGACTATGCGTACATAATGTTGGGATGATTAATTTGAAAGGAATCTGACTGAAATAGTATCAGAAACTATTGGAATTTCTGCTAGTGTTAAGGTTGTGCCGCTCACTGTATATGCTGCTCCTACAGCTGGATCTTGAACGAGACCATTAACAATAACTAGGATGGAATCTGTTGTTGCAACTTTATTTAGCGTAAAGATAGCAGTTATACCGTCTGGAATAATTTGTTGTGACACGGGTGTAACTTCGCCACTACCTACCGCTGCGGTAAGGGTTTGCAAGTTAACAACGTCTAATACACCGACAGGATCTGCACACAATAGGATTCTTTTATTGCTGACCGATATGTTGCCTGCTGTTGAAGTAAGTGTTAAGTTGCCGACCGTCGCATTTAATGTAGTATTAAATAATGCAATGTCGCCTACGGTTGCTGTAGTTGACTTGATGTCGCCATTAACATCAAAATCGGTTGCTGGGATCGCTTGGTTTACACCAATTCGATTATTTGTAACATCAAAATATATTAAATTGGATTCAATGCTAAGATCTTCGCCGCGTATCAAATCAGCTTGTAGCATCCCGCCGCTTAATAAGGTAACCGCCATTACATTTTATCCTTTATTGCGTCGGAACGTTTGTTCCAAATGCGCCATGAACGATTACAATAGTTTCACTACCGCCAGTTGGTGGCTGATTCACAAATGTAATGGTTGTTCCTGATACCGAGTATGCTATTGTTGGTGTTTGATAAACACCTTGTATAAAAACTATTATATTTTTTGGATCAGTTTCTGTAACAGACATCGTATATGCTAATGTTGCTGCCGCAGTAGCTATCTCGTCAACAACCGCAGTTACATCACCGGAGATTGTTAAGTCTACAAATGCGGACAATGCCGCATTATAATATTCTAGGCTGTCAGTTGATGTATTATATCTTAATGTCGCTGCGAGTGGGGTAACAGGGCGTTGGGCAGTTGTGCCTGACGGCAATACAAAGCCTTCGCTACCGTGCTTATCCTTCTTAATGAAGTATCCCATCTTAAATTCCTACGTTACTTGTTATCGCCGTAACCGTTGCTATATCTGATATTACCGAAACAAAATCGCCTGTTGCAAATAGTAGTTTTTCACCACCTTGATATAAAATATAGGTGTCACCTGCGATAATTTCAAGATCTTTTATTAGCAGGTTACCAGTATCTGCTGTATCCCCATTAGGAATAATATGTATGTCGCAAACTACAGGCGCGCCGCCATGATTGCATAGCGACATAAATGTTACAGCGGTATCGCCACTGCTCGTATAAGTTATAGTTTGTACTACTGCTACATCTACTGTTGAAATTGCCATTTATTATTAACCTTTTAAAATATTATGCCATATACAATGGCTTTCTTCTTTGAAACTAATTCGTCTGTTTCGGACAGATTTGAGAAATACAAACCTGAACCGCCGGCGCCAACTGCTTTTGCATAAAGTTTATTATAACTTGCAAGTGGTGTTTCGTCGCCTGCTTGTTCTTTAAGCATTAAGTCTGAATCAAGTTGTACTGCACCAGTTCCGTTAGCTGCTAATACAATATCGCCATTGCTCACACTTACAATTGATTGTCCGTTAACGTCTAGTGCGCCGCCAAGTTGTGGTGTTAAATCTTCTACAACATTATCGATGCCAGTGCCTAGCCCTGAATCTAGTGGATAATATGCAGTGCCATTATCGGTTGCTTCCCAAATATCAGTAGTTTCGTTATATCTAATACCAACTGTTTCTTCACCTGCAGTAACACCATCACCACGATCAACTTCTATACCTGCTGTACCTAGTGATACACCTGGGCCAGATTCACCTGCATTTAAAGTAAGTGTGTTATCTGTAATTGTTGTATCAACTGATTCTACTGCTGTTGATGTGCCTGTTACTGTTAAGTCACCAGCAATAGTAATACCACCGGCTTGGTGCATAATGATTTTGTTACCAGAATCAATAGATTCAATAGTGTAATCGCCTTTGATTCGTTTGTTTAGACTCATTCTTTAGTGCTCCAGTTATACGTTATTTATGTGAATTAAGAATTCACAATTCATTAAAAAACCTCTTGCATGTAATTATCACACAAGAGGTTCGATAATAATTTAATTAAAAATTAAGTTACGCTGTGTACTCTGCAACGGTGCCTGTACCAGTACCTGGGCTATTAGCCATAGTAAAAGTAGTACCTGCATTGCTATCAGCTGCGCCGAAGCCTGTAAAGACAGTGTCGCCTGGTTCAACAATAATGTATAACGTACCATTAACTGCGTCAACAACACTAATAGGATCGCCGCTTACAAAGCCAGCTGATTCTTCAATTGTACCGCGATCATCATCCGCAACATTTGCAGTAAATGTCCAACCAACAACTTCGCCGGTTGCAAGTGTTACTTTATGTGCTGCAATTTTGCTGACTAACTGTGGAGTGCCTGCATCATCAGTTACAGTGATTGTCATATCGCCGTCTACTGCTGGTGCGCCATCATCTTTTAGAAAACATACAAACGTGTTAACACCATCGGTAGTAACGCGGAACTTTTTAGAACCCATTTGTTTAACGATATAGCCAACTGTTGGAGCGCCGTCCCAGTAGCTTACTTCGATTTCGGTGCCATCTGCTGTGCTACCAAAATATCTTTTGTTTAGTGGTCTTCCCATTTTAAAATTCTCCTTTGTTTTAAGAATTGCCGTTCTAGGGCTACGCGGTTGGATCCGCATAAACTAAGTCACCTTAGTAATTATGTACGCTTATTTATACAGATTTAAGATTTTTGTCGTACGGGATGCCGTTAGCTTCTTTCATCTTATCGCTTGCACGGCATTTAATAATATGTTCAATAGTAGGTTTAGCTGCTTGGAAGTAATATTCTGCTACACGCTCATGCCAGTCTGGGCCTGGGTGCATACCGTCACGGGCATCAGTGTTCATAACAAATGGATTGTTGTCTTGCATCTGATTTTGCACTAGCGTTTCGACTACAGGATTAGAATAGAATCTTGCACTGTGATTATTATACAAACTCTCTAAGAAATTAAGATTCTTCTTAAAATTAAATAGTAGATAATCTTCGTCTACTAATAACTTCGGAAAATCCTGATCGCCAATGGCTGATTGTATTACTTTACCTTCTTCATACGAAGTTGGTAGCTCCAGTCTTGTAATTGGAGGCCAGTAAACAAATACTAAGTCTGGATAAAGGCACGTATCTACTTTGTATAAGGTACGTGTGACGTAGTCTGTACTTGCACCACTAGTGGCAAGGTTCCAATTAGATGCTGTTTGACCTGTAAACTCTTCAACTTTTTCTTTTAACATAGCCGGCCATGTTTCATCATCATTTACCCCAACACCAACTGTCATGCTGCATCCGCATGTAACAATTCTAAAATCTGGTTCATCGTAGAAACTGTCTGAACGAAAGCCGTGTTCGTTAAACGTATATGTAATGTCGCGCTCGAACTTGGCGCTATCAATGGAGTCTGTGTCTAGCCAATTAACCGTCAAGTTGGGAGGATACATTCCGCTCAGTGGTAATTCTTGATCCCACGCGGTACGTGAACTTGTTTTGTGTAAACGGTCTCTTTGTTTCCAACTCATGTAACTATTTAATTGTATTTTCTACAGTTGTATTATTCTTCGGGCGGGTTACATGCACAAGGGTTATCTGCTGATTTACCTTGGAAGTCATCTATCGCAGCTTTGATCGCATCTTCTGCTAATACAGAACAATGTATTTTCACTGGCGGTAAAGCTAACTCTTCGGCAAGCTCTACATTTTTAATTTTCTTAGCTTCTTCTACTGTTTTGCCTTTAAGCCACTCAGTCATTAATGAACTAGTAGCAATAGCAGAACCGCAGCCGTATGTTTTAAATACTGCATCTTCGATTATGCCTTCGTTATTAACTTTAATTTGTAGTCTTACAACGTCACCACAAGCTGGTGCTCCGACCATCCCAGTGCCAACAGTTGGATCGTCAGCGTCCATCTTGCCCACGTTACGTGGATTTTCGTAATGGTCTAATACTTTATCGCTGTATGCCATATTTGTCTCTCCTTATACGCTAAAACTTGTTCCGCAACCGCATGTGGTTGTCGCGCTTGGATTAGATATTACAAAGCGTTCGCCTTCGATGTTTTTAGTATAATCAATTGTGGCATCGGCTAGGTACTGAAAGCTCATCGGGTCAACAACTACAATAGCATCTGAATCATTTACTACAATGTCGCCATCTTCAATTTTAGATGCGAATCCAAATGCATAGTTAAACCCGCTGCAACCCCCACCAACAACTCCAATACGTAACGCAATGGCGTCGGTTTCGTGTTTGATTAGTTCAATTACTTTTTCTTCTGCTGCTTCTGTTAAGTTCACTTTTTGCTTACCTCGTGATACGCTTTGACCAGACCGCCAAGTATCTCATTATCAATTTCGGTTCTGATTTCTTTAGCTAGTTGAGTTGCGATCATATCTTCAATGATCTCAGTGCCGCTACGCTGTGGCGGTATCCCGTTCTTTAAACGATCCCACACTTCTGTCTTTTTCTTTGATAATTTCTTTGCCATAATCTATTGCCAAGTTGTTGCTGTTAGCAAACCCCATTAAATGATTATACAATAATGGCTCTTCTGTTTGCAATACTTTGTTTACTCGTAATCCTGCAACGTTTTCGCTATCAACCCAGACCGGGCTAATGTGTTTATGATATTGTAATCTTTTGTTCTTTCCAAAAACCGAAACCGCAATGCGGGTAGTCCAGTTCCTAGGTCTAAATACTGCACCATCGATTGTCTTGCCGATGATAATAATGTGTTCCACTTTTTTATCCTTTTAATTTTAGTATATATTTATCATTAGTTTGTAAACACGCCGTGAACGTCTTAATTGCGTATTCGTGTGGCGATGCTGTCCACAAATAGGCATTCCAAATTAAATTTCTAATTTCTTTATTGTCTGTTAATCGTATTGCATGTTCAGGAGTTACACCTACACGACTATTAATTACTGAGTCATATCCAATCATTGCATTCTGATAACACATAGATTCTAACTCGGTGAAGTTATCGGTACTCATATAAGTATGGCCGGTTAATGCTGCAATTAGTATAAGTGTGTTCATACTATTACAATCCAGGCTTCGCCATCATACACGTACATCTTCTTATCAAGCATATTAAAATATGTCGCGCCTATAATAGGGTTAGAAAATCCATTGACAACGAATACCTCTTCTTTAATACCATGCTTTAACCGGTCCCAGACTAGTTCCTTGTCATCTACTATATCAGTTCTGCTAGGCATTTTTTTATCGCTTGTTGTTTATTTTCCCTGCTTACCGATTGTGCAAAGGCACCCAACGTAACAATTGTTAAGTAGGAACATGCATTATTACACCTAGTCACATCAAATCGACTATAAGATGAAATCATTTGCCTGACTGCATCAGCTATTACATCATCCTTGATATGTATGTATCCTTGCGTTAAGGTTCTAGTTTCAAATAATTTTGTAGCAAGGCTAAACATATAATCGCCCAGCCGATCTGTGACTCTGTTTTGTTTTTCTGACTGTGCTATATGTACAACAAGATCTCCATTATTCCTTATTTTACCCCAGCATGGATCCTTAAGTGTTCCCCACACTTCCCTTTGAGACTTAGTCAGAACATCTTTGCTTTGTTCCAATTGTCTTCGTCCTCCCCCAATTTTAACCACATCTTTTCTTGTTCACATTTCAATTCAAACGCTGTATTTTCTTTTTCTCGTTTAGCAATGTATTTGTCTAGTTCTTTTTTATGCGGACAATTATCTGGATATTCATCAATGTTGTAAGACTGTCCTACCTCAGTGCATGACACACAAATCATGCTAGACTCGTGCCGCATATTATAGTCTTCAAGGACGTATTCGTACTCCCACTCAATGTAGTTCTTGCACTTAAACACTTCGCGGCACATTTCGTCTAAGGATATTTTACTCATTTCTAGTACCCGTGAATAGTATTTCTTTCGTTAACTCGGCTGCCAATTCATCTGCTAATTCTTTTTCTAAATCAAAACTATGCAATGATTGAATGTCTACTGCTTCCTCAATCGTCCAATTGGCTTTTAGTGTTCGCGGAGGTGGTTTAACTTCTTTAAGGCGATCCCAGATCTTTTCCTTGTCACGTTGGTACGCTTCAGCCTGCTTGCGAAGACCGTTACGAATTTTTCGTTGATGTACTTGTAATGCTGTCTCTTTCATAATGAAAGAAATCCAACCGGCATGTATTCATCATTGTCCATTTCGTCTTCTGTAAGTTCAACAAAGTTCTCTGTATGATACCCGGTATAGATTTTACCTTTCTCGTCCATTACGATACAATGACCTTCCATGTTAGGTATCTCACCTACGTATATGTAACGATGATTGGCCGAAAACGGATAACCCCGGTGATATTCCTTTGGCAGCGAACTAAAATCAAACTTTACTAGTGCGTACTGTCTTGGTTCTATCCATTCACTCATCGTCTAAATCCTTAGGCTTTGGTTTTAATACTAACACATTATCATTGTTTTCATCTTTAACGTACTTATTCTTAACACTATCTAGCTTTTCATCGTGTGTTTGTGTTGCCCAACCATTTAACTGATTGTACAGATCGGCTGACCCGGGAGTAGAATTGTGCGTGAACACCCCAGTATCTTTATCGTAATCAGTAACGTTCCGCTTGATTAAGATTTTCCGTCTAGGTCTCCACCATGCTTTAAAGTGAATAGTAAACTTGTCGAATATTTGAGTTCCAGCTTTATGATGCATGGAATGTTCAAAGTATTCTATTTTTTCAAAAAACTCTTTTGGAAATATCATTCTCTTTCTTCTCTTCCTTTATTTTATTTAATTTCTTCCACATGTTATCTTTTGTCTTTGCATCAATCGCTACTTCTTTGATTTCTGCTAAGTGTATACACGTTTCGGGATATACAGTAATGTCAAATGTAAATCCATATAAGTCGCATGTATGACATGCGCGGGCCTGCAGTTCGTACACAATATAATTTGGGCACTTTTTTGTTTTGCAAAATTCGTTAAAGTTGAACATCTTCCTTAGCCGGTTCCTTTGTTAACCATGCTGCATCGTGGCTGACTTTTGTATCGTATATCGAAAACTCTGTAACCCGTTTTTCAACTTCGAAGCCTTCCAAGATGATCATTCCATTTAATGTATTAGCTTCGCCTTCAAATGATTCAAATGTTCCTTCGTACTTCCTGAACGTTATCATTTGCATGTATGTACCATCGTCGTGCATTTTAAATGCATTACGAGACATGTGCGCGTTGAAATAATCTGCTATATCCTGCAATGCTTTCTTACGGTCCGGTTGACTAGTTTCTAAGTTAACCCCAATGTGTGTTTCAAAGTAACAATCTTCTGGCATCTTCAAGTTACCGTACTTTGCTGTTGTTGCTGCTGGTTGCCATGGAACTGTTTCAATCTTTTCACGTACTACTTCGTAACCTTGCATCCAAAGCCCATTTGATATGCGTTTCATTTCTTCGTAAGCACTTCTGTTATTACCCATATGAACTGATGACGTCATGACATCTCTAATAGAGGTATCGTTTTTCTGTAATGCTAAAACAATTGGTTTGACATCTAACGTTCTACAATGATCACTAAACACATCATTTGATTCAGCTACCTCAACAGTAATATGAATCTCATATGGGATCTTACCTTGTACTTTTGCTTCTGCCTTTTGTATGTCGGCCCATTTCTTAGCCTTATGCAGAATCATATCTTCAATTTCTTCGTCAGTAAAGCCTAAGCTATACGCAATAGAAATAGCTGTTAAATGTACGTCAACTACCTCTTCTAGTATACGCTTTTTGTCTATAAATCTGTGTATAGTCCCGCTTGCGTTGTCGAATGGCAGCACCACTTTCGCAAGCTCTCCCGCTTCCTCTGCTACCTTTAAGGCTTTTTGTGATAGCGTCTTTTTGTCCTGGGATGATAGTTCCCGTATGAACTTGTTTACGTTCTTCATTTAGTGTTTTCTCCATTTCTTTCTGCATCTCAATATAACCTTTCCTTAACTCTTCAAGATCTCTTGATAACATCTCATCTAAGTCAATGGGTTTTACACCATGCTTTAATCTATCCCATACTAGTTCTTTATCATTCATGTGGATACACTTCAACACGAATTTTAGCATACTCGGGTGGTGGCTGGCGAAAAATTACATCGTTGTTCTCTATCTGAAAATCTCTGTATACCGATTGTGCAACGTCGTTAACTGTAACCTTGTACACACCGTCTGCTATCCATGCGCTGTTGAAATTAGTTGCTATACCATTACCATGAAAACGTACTGCATTTAAGGGCGGTAGTATCCCGTTCTTTAATCTATCCCATACTAATTCTTTATTGTTCATTGCCTTTACCAGTAAACATTAATGCAAACATAACCGCATCTGCTTTATCCTCAAACCACCAACGTGTGTTAGTGTAGTGGTGATAAAAACAGGTAGTGCCCGTTTGTTCAATGCACCACTTATGTGCTTCCTTAATATAACCACGCCCCGGTGGTGACACAGTGGCCCACTGTGCTCTATGTTCTTTAGGCGGGTTGCACCATTTCATTTCTTAATTGGTAGCACAGTAAAATCAGTACTGCCGGGTTTAATCACAACTGAAAAATCAACTGTGCGAACCGTAACGCCCGGCTTAACATACGTTGGAACATGTGTTAACTTCTTCCAAACTTTCTTTTTATCTTTATCCATTTTTACAGCCTAGCTTCAAGATCAAACAACATAGACTTGCCTTTGTTAGACTGGGCTGCAATCACAGATACTTCACCTTTCTTGAATCCTGCGCGGAAAGCTCTACCTAGCGTCTGCCGGAAGTACATTATATCTTTTTCGCCTTGACTAACAGGCAACGTGGACAACTTCTTCCACATTACTTCTTTATCGTCTGTTTTTAAGAACTTTGATCGTGACATTCTTAGCGTCTCCTTCCATTCGTTCAAGACCTACCATTACATCAGCTTGCCATGGGTACAAACTGTTAACATCCATGTCAGCAAGAAACGGTGTAGCAACATGCTTCAGTCGTTTCCAGACTTTTTCTTTGTCAGTCTCTGTACTCATGATGAAATAATTCCCCAATCAATTTCATATCGCCTTGCGGTGTTACTGTATCAGGATTAATCTGATGAGCAAACCACATGCCGAATAGTTTTCGTTCCGACCCGTACTTTAAAATCAAATACAACTTTAGTGATTCTTTATTCGTTGTAGAGACTTGTTTCTTTGTCATAACCCGACCAATCAAAATCATTAATAGTTTTTGGTTCACGTAACTTATGGTGGATGCCTGTGTACAAGTCGCCACCTCTTTGTTCTGTTCTGCTGAGATTTTTCTTGCCGTACGACGTACCTTGTCCTTCAGTGACAATCACTAGTGCAAGTTCGCCGTGTAGACTTTGGGCGTCTGTCTTAACTGCATAATCATAACCTTGACTTGCTCGTAATACAATACGCTTTAGAAACTCTGCTTTCTCAGCATCGCATTGTTCGATTATTTGTATTAACTGAAACTGGTCTTTATTCATCCGATTTGTCTCCGTGCAATTCTGCCATGTGTTTTATAGATTTAAGTGATCGCTTTAAATATTTGAACTGAGAATCTGGATCGTCTGTTAATTCCATCCAGGTAAATTCTTTGGTGAAGTGTTTTGTGATTTGCTCGCATTGCCAATAAATGCGTCCGAGCTGATCGTCTATTTTCAGCTTTATTTCTTCCATTGCGCGATCGCGCATTCTAATAGTTGTCTGCAGATTCTGAATCATTTGATTCTTCTCAGTCAGCTCATGCTGCAATGCTCTAATTTTGTTCTTTTTGGCCGTCATAATCAGTACCCAGATCCATTAGTAATACACGAAGTATAACAAGGGATAGCCTAAAATGCAACTTTATTTCGGGCCTGTGCTGTGCGTTAATCCCATTCGATCCTTAATCCAAACCTTAATAACGGCAGCTTGGGCAACGGTGTAATCTTCTTTGTGTTGTGAATGTGACCACGTACTGGCTGCTTGGTTCATTGTACCAAATTTGAGTAACAGAAATGTTTTAGCTTGATCGTAATCATCCTGCGAAATATCTGGGCGTTTGGTAGGAAGGAAGCGTCTAAGAATCTGTATCACGTTCGAGTCTCAATTTGAATGTTATGTAGGGATACTCGTCGCTGTTTTTGAGTTTTGCGTCATGCGGTTTAGCTTGGCGATCATCTTCTAAGAATTGGCTAACCGCTTCAATTTCATCTTTAGATAGGTTCTCATTTGCATACAGCCACAGATCAACCAGGTTTGCAAAACCGCCATGCTTAATGAGTAGCATTGTGACTATATGGTCCTGATCCGTTGTCATGTTTATCCCGCTCTTGATTTGAGTGCGCTTACAGCGGTTACGATAGCACACTTATTCCGGTTTGTCAAACGGATCGGTAGAACTGATTAGATTTAAATTAGGGAACCTGCGTTTTGTATATCGGTCAAAGAACTCTGACTCTTCGGCTGTAAATTCAATGGGATTAGTTAGCCAGTTTAACATGGCCGCATCCATAGTGACATATTTAATAATAAAAAAGGTTTCGAACTGTTCGTCGTCCATTTCACCTACCTTCCGTTTGCTACGCTTTTCGCGTTAACAGCGTAGCACACTTGTCAAGCAAAAGTCAAATTTTTTGTTAACTTCGGGGAGGTGCAACGTAGTCCATTACTATTGTTAATTCAGCATCACAGAGGCCGTGTGGCTCTCCTGGCGCTACACTTACCCAATATTCATATGCTTGTTTAACTGTGCCAAATTTAAAACATAAGAAAAGAGATGCTTTGTTGTCAGGTATTACAATTTTCTCTGGACAACCTTGTATTGCCCATTCTTTAAGTACTTCGTTAACTGCGGCATCTGTTGCAGAATGTAACGGGCCAACACCTACCGCATATCGCAGGGCATCTACTAACTCTGGCATACTAGAGAATTTCAAAGTTAGAAATAATTGTACGTCGGCGTCTGTCATGTCTACCAATTATCTAAGTCCGATTTTAATGTAACATGGATAGGCAACTTAGCACCTTTTTTACCCATGTGCGCTATTACCGTTTTAGCAACTTCTGAGATCGTTGGGTCAGAATCATCTTTAAAGACCTCAAGGTGCTTACCATTGCGTACCAATACTAACTTTTGGTCAAACGGTAACGAATAGTATTTAATATAATCAAATACGTTTGGATCAGAGTGGGTCATACATCTCTATCTTGAACCCTTTACCTGCGGCCCTCATTTTATCATCCCATTTATTAACGAATTGCACTTCATCAGCAGTTAGCCCGTGCTCTTTATCGCTGGGTGTATTAAACCAATACCTGAAGGCATTGGAAATAGTGCCGTACTTTAATTTTAACATTACTTCAGTCTTTGATTTTGACATTTGTGTGCCTTGTAGTTTCCATTAAATTAATTTCAAGTATTCTATTTTCTGCAGGGATAAATTTATCACCCGACCAAAATGCTTCATTGAGATTTCCGTACTTTAAAATCATAATGATTTTAAGTTGCGTCTGTTCGTGCGTCATCACGCTTTCATTCTTTGCCATGTTAATTCCTTATCAAATGCATGTTGGAACAACTCAGAATACTGTGTGTATATCTTATCATCAATTTTAAAATCGTAGATATGAAAATCCAGTGGTGTGATATTTAGCGGCCGATCAAACGACATCCAATATCTCGTGTCAGCTTTATCTCGTGCGTATATCATGCCCAACTCAACCTAAATAGTAATGCATCTACTTCATATTCAAACCACCATGGACAAGTAGTATACGGTGCAAAGCTCTCATTCCAGTGATAAAATTTACCGTCTGATTCTTGTGCTTTGCACCATGCAATCTTATCATCAATCGAATCAGTGTGTGACACTTCGACTAAGTAATATTTGTCGCATGAATTAAATTGAAATTCCAATTTGATCATTTCGTTAGCTTTCTCATAAATTCTGCTTGCTTACATGCGCTCCGGAATTCTGCACTATCCTTTTCGAATACTACATTGAATACCCTGTACATGTAATAGGAAAAGTCAAAATCCCAATCATTAGTTTTAAATCGTGATACAGGGCGCCAGTGATTACCAAATGCTTTTGGATTTGCAAATTTATATTCAATCATAACTTAACTCTTGTCGCAATTGTTTATTAGCGTAGCACATAAAAACAATGGTTGTCAATCTTACCATTTTAGTTGCTTTTTTACATAAAAACATATAAACTCAGCTGGTGTAAGCGATACGTAGATCAGTGTTCACGAGGAGACTTTACCGGAGAGTTAACGAAGTTAACACGTAGGTACAGTAACCGAGTCAACACTCATCAAGTTAACCGGGCTGCCTATTGCTTACTAAATCACACAGGATGACAAAATGAAACTTATAATAGCAGGTGGCAGACACCTAACAGATATAGATAGCGAAGGCATTCAAGCCTTTATTAACTTTCTAGGAATTGAAAACATAACTGAAGTTGTATCTGGGTGCGCTAAAGGTATTGATACTGCTGGCGAGCTGTGGGCTAAAGAGAATGGCATTCCCGTAAAGCCGTTTCCTGCAGAATGGGATCTGTACGGCAAAGCCGCTGGACATATACGCAACAAACAAATGGCAGAATACGGCGACGAACTACTTGTGATATGGAACGGTAAGTCTAGGGGATCGTTTAACATGAAACAGAATATGGAAAAGCTGGGTAAGCCCGTACACGAAGGAACGTTTTAATAATACCAAATTAATTGCTTTCTTGCATAAAAACATATAAACTTAATCTGTCAAAGCAGGTGATATAAGACAACACGTTGACTTATACGCAACACAGAGCCAGTAACCAATTCAAAAATACAATGACAGATAGAGAGAAATGGAAAGAATTCCTTAGGTTGAAATATCCAACCATTAGTGAACTAGAAGAAGAATTTGATGATGCGGACATATCATATTTTGATTGCAAGGACCAATATCTTGCTTACAACGAACTCTATTCAGAGTACATGAACAAATAATAAGTCAAAAAAAAGCACTCCGAAGAGTGCTTTTGATTTGTTTAACTATCAACTAGCTATTAACTAAATGATAAGTTTGAAACGCCTACTTCACCTAAGTAATCGCCTGCATTGCCGAAGCTGGATGCAGTGTTGGTCAATTCAACATAACCGTATCTGGTCATGAAGCTTACAACTGGTTCGAATGTACTTGGATCAAGAACAACACCTGAACTCATTAAAGGAATGTAAGGGCAGTAGAACGCTGGTGCGTCTGCTTCGCTTGATCCTTTATAACCAACTAGAACTGGTGTAGTGTCATTAGCATAGCTATCAACATACACTTTCATTGCTGAGTTAAGAGTACCTACAAACTTAGTGTTTGTTGGTGCTTCAAAAGTACCTTCAGTTGTACGTGCAAATGCAGAGGTAGTAGCTGATTGTAATACTGTTAATGAAGCTGGTGAAACAACTGCATAGTTACCTGCACCACGACGTGTACGTGTAGCGATAAGGTTAGCTGTACGGTTGATCAATACTGCTAATGCAGCATGTTCGTCGCCTACAAATGTAGCAGTACCAGAAACTAGTGACTGATCATATGTAAACTCTGTGCTTGCTAGTGAACGTAAAGAAAGTAGAATTTCTTGATCAATTTCAGCGGTAATTTCTTGCGCTAAAGCTGCCATGATTTCTGCTTCTACATC